CAAAATCGGAAGTGAAGAAATTTCACTTCCTCGGGTAAGTGTCGGAGATCTCTCTTCCGAGTACTTGTCCGCTGATGGCAACACTAAGGTCACTGTCAGTTCCATCTCGAAAAAGAGGAATCGACATACCTTTAGGGTTGACGTGCAGAAGATCACCGAAGATCCGTTTATCGACTCCCAGAATCAATTGGTTAGTCTTTCGGCCTACTTGGTCGTTGACCGTCCAATTACTGGGTACTCGACAACGGAGGCGTATGAAGTCGTTAAGGGCTTGGTTGAAGTCCTTTCGGCTTCTAGTTACGCGGCTACCAAAAAGATGCTCGGTTTCGAGAGTTAATTACTCTCTTTACTGAACCATCCCCGTCATTCGTCTTTACGAGAATGACTGCGCTTGAGTATGTTTTACTCTTGCGTTATAGCTCGACGGTGAAAAGGAGACATAAATTGAATCGACATGATTACAATTTTGTATCCATGTTCTTGCTGTTTATCATAGCAGCAATTGCATTCTGCAGCGTGGGAGTTTTTGCTGGATTGATGCTCTTTAAGTAGAGCAAAAATCCACTCAGCTCCTACCGATATAGGCTAGGGAAACGTACCTCTATTTAAGGAGGATGTTTGAATAGCCCTATCGTGCTCTGGAATAAAGTTGCGGAAGAGTCCGCAGCTTGGTGTCACACTAGCGCCACCATGGACAAGAAAACTGTCCAAGGTCGATACAAACACGAGGGGTTATCGTTCTTCACGATAACCTTACCTTCCTTTGGAAAGGACTTCCAAAAAAGTCTTGACCAAGGGATCGTAGGTCACGACATGTTTAGAGGTTTCTCTAGGCATGCAGGTCTCCCCCGATTTCTCGGAGGTTTCCTTGACCGTGTGTTTGATCGCACTAGTGGTACGTTGCTTGACAGTCCGGATGTGAATGCAGTCCTTGCTGTCCGACAGCTTACGCTGTTGTTCAGTAAGGTCCTACTCCCTTGTAGTGATACAAGGGTGCGGGATTCATTCTCCGGCTATGTCAAGTGTGAGTCGGAAGTGAAAGAATGGGATTCACAAGTCTCTGAGTCCGATTTATCGGACTTTCACAGAGTCTCACGTCTCCTATTCTCTTCGGTTTTCACCAAAGTGGATAAACTAATCCATGATGGTGATGTTATTCCGAAGCATGGTCCAGGAGCTACAGCTGATGGTCTTATTGGAAACAATAAGTATCAGCTACGCGAATGGACTGACCGTCTTGAGACAATTTTTCCAGCAATGGAATTCTTGTTCCCAAGTCCCTCTCATTACTTGGAGGGATACGGTGACGTTCACTACCGAGATCCCGGTTCTGAGATACCTGTTAAAGTTATCACAGTACCTAAGACGCAAAAGGCACCTAGAATAATAGCAATTGAGCCGTCTGCCATGCAATATGCACAGCAGGCGATTCTTGAGCCATTAGTCCAACATCTCGAGCGTTCATACGTTCGAGATATGATCGGATTTACTGACCAGGTTCCTAACCAGAACATGGCCTGTAAAGGGTCAGAACAGAATTCTGACTTAGCAACACTTGATTTAAGTGATGCTTCCGATCGGGTGTCCAACCAGCTCGTCCGGAGCATGTTGCTTGACCATCCTTATCTGCATAAGGCAGTCGATGCTACACGCTCTAGGCGGGCGCGGGTTCCTGGCCATGGCGTTATACGCCTGTCCAAGTTCGCGTCTATGGGATCAGCTCTTTGTTTCCCTTTCGAGGCTATGGTCTTTCTTACGATCATATTCCTCGGTATAGAGAAAGAGCTCAACGTACCATTAACCCGGAATTCCATAAAGGAATTTTCCGGCCGGGTGCGTGTCTACGGGGACGATATCATTGTTCCCGTGGATTGTGTCGATTCAGTGATACACCACCTAGAGCATTTCGGTGCTCGTGTTGGTAGTGACAAGTCCTTCTGGATCGGAAGATTCAGAGAGTCTTGTGGTAAGGAGTACTTCGAAGGCACTGACGTATCTGTTGTCAAGTGCCGACGTATGTTCCCTACCTCACTGAATGACGCTCCGGAGATTATCTCTCTCGTTTCGCTACGAAACCAGTTCTACCAGAACGGATTCTGGCAAACGGCGAGATTCTTAGACTCTGTTATCCAGAAAGTGTTACCATACTTTCCGGTTGTAGCGGAGTCATCCTCCGTGCTTGGTCGTTACTCCTTTCTTGGGTATGAAACCCAGAGAGAATGCGAATACTTACATAGACCTTTGGTTAAGGGCTATGTAGTATCCTCGCGTCTTCCGCACAATAGTGTGGATGGCGTGGGTGCCTTGCTTAAGTGTTTTCTTAAACGCGGCAACTTGCCAGTTGCCGACAGGAGACATTTAGAGCGTTCAGGACGCCCTCGTTCCGTCGACATCAAGGCGAGGTGGGCCCAACCGTTTTAATTAACGGGTGGGATTCGCATTAATTTGCGAGCAG